TGATTTAACATCACCAAGAGCAATGGTAGATCAATTGAGAACTGAAGGACATATGGTTTATATTAACCAAACATCTAACGGTACTTCATACAGATTAGGTACACCTACTAAATCTATTTTAGCAGCAGGCGCTTCAAAAATCTTTAAAAAGAGCATGAGGGAAATCGTTGCCGCTGGTATTAAGAGTTTATACGGAACGCAGAAATACGCTTATTCTAACAGATAAGAGTATTTTTTCTGTATAAATAGTAATGTAAGGCTGATCGTAAGTCCTTACATTAAGAGGTAGAGTATCTTCCGCAAAGATACTTAATTCGGTGAGGTTTGGTAGTTTCACTCCGTGATAAAAGAAACTGCCTTTTTTTTATACTTGAAATAAAAAAAATAATACTTATATATAATAACGATACGCTCATAAGAGGTATCATAATTAACTCGCTTTACAAAGGAGCAAATATGACTAATAGAGAACTACGGATCTGGAATGATCTACGACCCTTTTCAGTAGGGTTCGACAATATATTCGACCACTTTAATTTACACCTAAACAATGCAAGGACAGTAAGTTATCCCCCTTATAACATTAACAAGATAGATGATTTCAATTGGAACATTGAGATAGCACTTGCTGGTTTTAGCAAAAAAGATATTGATGTATCTGTTGCTGATGGTCAATTAACAATCAAGTCTATTCATAGTAATGATAAGGACGAAAAAGATACAATTCATAGAGGTATATCTAAAAGACAATTCAGTAGATCGTTTACACTAGCAGATGATGTTGTTGTAAATGGCGCTGAATTAAAAGACGGTATGCTTGTTATTGATCTTGAAAAGATTGTACCTGAGGAAAAGAAACCGAAGACAATTAAAATTAAATAATAATACTAGGGGCCTGCTTGACAGGCCCTTATTAAAATGATATACTACAATAAATTAATCAAGTGAAAGAAAAATATATAATGAAACTAAATCAAAACACAATCGAAACACTAAAAAACTTTGCAGGTATTAATACTAATATTCTGATCAAAGAGGGTGATGAGTTATCAACTATTTCAACTATGAGAAATATTTTTGCTAAGGCAAAGATTTCTGATCAGTTTACAAATGAGTTTGGTATCTATGACCTAAACGAATTTCTATCAGCAGTATCAGGTTTCTCTAAACCTGAATTGTCTTTACAAGATAAGTATATGACAATATCTTCTGAAGGTAGTAAATCAAAAGTAAAATATTTCTATTCTGATCCTTCAGTAATAGTATCACCGACTAAAGCAGTTAATATGCCAGAGGCAGATGTAACTTTTAATCTATCATCAACGAACTATAAAGAATTGTTAAAGATGGCTGCAATTTTAAAATCACCAGACTTAGCATTGATCGGTACAAAAGGTGGCGATATTGTTCTTAAAGTATGTGATAAGAAGAATGATACATCAAACTCTTTTGATATTGTTGTTGGTCAAGGTGCAACGGCAGATTATACTTTCTATTTCAAAGTAGAGAATATGAAAATGCTAGACGGTGACTATGATGTTGCAGTATCTTCAAAATCAATCTCACACTTTAAACACACAAAACTACCTGTTGAATACTGGATCGCTTTAGAACCAGACAGTATCATATCAAAGTAGGTCTGTATGAATACAGATTTTTTGTGGGTCGAGCAGTATCGACCAAAGACTATTGATGATTGTATATTACCTGATTCTTTAAAAAACCTATTCTCATCTTTCATTAAGAAAGGTGAACTATCTAATATGTTGTTCTCTGGTACTCCTGGTATCGGTAAGACCACAGTTGCGAAAGCATTGTGTGAGCAAATGAACTGCGATTGGATTATGATAAATGGTTCAGAAGAAGGTGGTATAGATGTATTAAGAAACAAGATTAAAAACTTTGCTTCAACTGTATCGCTATCAGGCGGTAAGAAAGTTGTAATACTTGATGAGGCAGATTATCTTAATCCACAATCGACACAACCTGCGTTAAGAGGATTTGTAGAGGAGTTTCATAAGAATTGTAGATTTATTCTTACTTGTAATTTTAAGAATAGAATTATAGAACCTTTACATAGTAGATTCTCAAACATAGAGTTTAAAGTTAATCCTAAAGATAAACCTAAACTGGCAAGTAGATTGTTTGAAAGAGCAGTTTATATTCTTAAAGAACAAAATATAGATTATGAAGACAAGGTACTTGTTGAATTAATTACAAAACACTTTCCAGATTTCAGAAAACTAATTAATGAACTACAAAGATATTCAGTAAGTGGTGCCATAGACGCTGGCATTTTAGTGAATGTATCAGATGAAAACCTAAAGACACTAGTAACTCATTTAAAGAATAAAGAGTTTAGTGACATGAGAAAATGGGTAGTCAATAACCTTGACAATGATCCTGTTAAGATTTTTAGAAAGATATATGATACATTATATACTAATTTAGAACCATCAACTATACCTCATGCTGTTTTAATTATTGCTGACTATCAATACAAGTCAGCCTTTGTTGCTGACCAAGAGATTAATTTAGTTGCTTGTTTAACTGAACTAATGTCACAGGTCAAATTCAAATGAGTTATGATAAAATACTACCACCAAATAAACAACCACCTGAAAATAAATCAAAAACTTTAAGCAAATATATTAAATCTTATAGTCATAGTGGTGGTTATGAACTTAAAGACTATCTCAACTCTATAAACTTCACTAAAAAAGATTTGATGAAATCCGATGATAAGGATTGGGTCAAAAAGTATCCTGCGTTTATAATCAATAAGATATTGTCTGGTTTTCAAGACACTATAATGCTTGTTAATGAAGTAAATCGTAATCACTTCCTAGATAAGGATATGCAATACTCGTTTCTACTAAATAGTATTAGGTCAAAGAAAAGGTTTAGTCCTTTTTTGAGAGCAAGTAAATTAAAAAATATTGATTTGGTAAAAGAGTATTATGGATATAGTAATGAAAAGGCAAAAACTGTACTTGATATACTCACTAAAGATCAACTGAAATTGATTAAAGAGAAATTATATAAAGGTGGGACAAAATGAATGAATTAGATAATCTCTGGCATCCAGAAAAGATGTTAGAAGTACAGTTAAAAGAGCCTGATGATTTTCTAAAAGTCAGGGAGACTCTTACTAGAATAGGCGTGGCGTCAAGAAAAGATAAAAAGTTATTTCAATCTTGCCACATATTACACAAACAAGGAAGATATTTCATAGTGCATTTCAAAGAGTTATTTGCTTTAGATGGCAAGACAGCAAACTTTTCTGACAATGACGCTGAAAGACGAAACACAATCGCTCAATTATTAAGTGATTGGGGATTAATCGCTATATTAAACAAAGAAATCGCTGAGAAGAAAGCACCTCTTTCGCAAATTAAAGTATCAGCATTTAAAGAAAAAGGTGAATGGGACTTACAAGCGAAATATAATATAGGTAAAAAAATAGAAGATGAAGGCGCCCAAGTTTAAAGATTTCATAACAGAAAAAGTTGAGAGAAGCGATATACAAGTTGCTATCTTAACTAAAATCAATGCTGATAGCAAGTCTGTTGTTAGTAATATGATTGCTAAGGAATGTAAAAGAAGAAATATTCCTTGTCATATTATTAATACTTCTGAAGCATGGGTATCAAAAAATGATTTAGAGAAAGGTACTTTGCTTGTATCAAATATTGATGGCGAAGATACTGAAATAGAATTCGAACTTTCAAAGACAATATGCTTTACAAGAGCAGGTGTTCTTGAAGACGAAACTGGTTTGGCGTTATTATCTACATTCGAAAATGCTGGTGCATTTATGATAAACACTAGAAACGGTATGCTCACTTGTGATAACAAGATGTCAGCATACATTTCTTTTGAGAGAGATAATATACCCACACCTAGAACTGCTTTGATTTCAAATGAAAAAGGATTACTTCATGCACACGAGAAGTTAGGTGGCAAGTATCCTGTCATTATGAAGACACTAACAGGTACACAAGGTATTGGTGTTTCAATTGTTGAATCTGAAAAGAGTATGATCTCTGTGGCACAATCACTATGGAAGTTTGGTGCTGCCTTACTACTACAAGAATTTTTAAAGTTTGATTTTGATGTTCGTACTATCGTTGTTGATGGTAGAATATTAGCGTCAACAAAAAGAATAAGTGCAAAGAAAGATTTTAGGTCTAACAGACATAGAGAAGCAACTACTGAACCTTACAAGTTATCAGATGATGAAAAGAAGGTAGTGCTAGACGCTGCTAGGTCTTCAGGTGCTTTCATGGTAGGTGTTGATCACGCAATTGTTAATGGTAACTACTATGTATTAGAGTGTAATGGATCGCCAGGTATAGGTTCAAACTTCTCATTATACAATACTGATTTAAGAGATAGATCATATGTAGGAAAAACTACACCTGACAATGTGGTAAAAGAATTATTTAACTATCTTACACAAGATGTACATAGAAAACACTCTTTCA